TATCCCCTACTATATCTCCTATCTCATCATTTAATGGTACGGGAACTCCGTTTAAGTCTGTAATATATGTTTTGACATCTGTTTCTGAGGTGCCTTTGACATAATACACTGTATTAGGCCTTGGGTACTGTGGTAGTTCAACTACCTTGTAATGTTTTACCTCTGAATTAGCTTGTTTCATCGTAGTATTCTAATGTGGATTTATTTTTATATCTCCCGTTTAACCAGTCTGTTAGAGTTTGCTTTTTAATGCCTTGGTTATCTGCTGCTTTTCTTATTGAGTCAAATATAGTACCTGTTTCTATATCTATCACTCTCTTTTGTTTTTTATCTCTAAATGATACTGTATTATTACTATTGTAATCCTCTAGGTATAAAAAATTTGTTTTGTTATAGCTTCTTCCACATAAATAACTAGCCAAGCTTCTCTTATGTATCCCTATGCTTTCTGAAGCTTCTGTTATACTAGAAAATATCTTTAAGGTTTTTGTACAAATAACTTTTTTAGATTTAGAGGATTTGCCTCTAGTACCAAACATTCCGTTATTTTCACCTCTCTTTCTCAACTTACTTTCTTCAGTATAGACGTATGGTTTAGTGTCTGTTTTTGTAAGGATACAATTTAAACCTCCTTCTAATACTCTATAAAAATCTTGCCAGTAACGCTCTCTTAAATTTAAATACTCTCTTTTACATTCTTCAATTATCTCAAAAGTATGATAAGGAACCCCGTATTTTTTAAAAGATCTGTGTAGTATGGGTTGTTTACACTTATTCCTGCTTTTATATTCTGAAAATCTTCTTTTTATATTTACGCTTTGTCCTATATAAACTCTTCCGGAGGGGCTTGTTATTTTGTATACTCCACAAATTTTTACCATTCTAATTCTCCCCAATTACAGCAATCTGATATTTTATCAGAGTCGTTGTACCCATAATTAAAATCGTAAACTTTATGATCCTTCATCTTGAGTTTATTAACTCTTCCTTCTAAGTCTCCATTTATTTTCTTATTTATCCAATCTGCAATTTCACATTCATCTGTACATAGGATATTGTAGAACAATTGATTGTGTCTAAGTTTTTCTTTATCCGGCCCCTCTCCTACACCAAACCTTTTACTAATGTAGTATAAGTCTGCTGATCTTAGTATCTCTTCCTCTGCCTTATCATAATAGGCTTCTTGGGATAGATATAGATAGTTTTGTTGTCCTGCCATGATTATATACATTCTTTACAGTTACCGAATGATTTTAGTTCTTCTTTTGCTTCGTTAAAAAATCTATCTGCTTTTACAAAGTCTCCCAATTTTGCATGTGCCTTGGCCACTTTTATTAACCAATCAATATCATAGATTTTATCTCTGAAATTTTTATCGGATTTAGAGTATTCAAATCCGTGTTTTACTACCATTTTTGAAACTTCAAGTTCAATTCTATCTGTTTTTAAATAGTATTTAGTGGCTTCAAAATTTGAGTAGCCGCTTTTTACCGTTATTGTGTAAACACCATCTGGTAAGTCTCCGTATACCTCATCTGTACAATCTCCTTTTAAACAAGTGATCCCTAGATTGTGGCTATTAAGTGATGTGATTGCATTTTTCTTATAAGAAAATACTAAGGCTTTTTTTGAACCCGGTAGTATTACATCTATAGTTGCAGGTAATGTTTCTGCATGTACCCAATCACTGCTGTCACCGACCCATAGTGTCTGAACTGTTGATTGTATTACATCAAAGTCTATTTTTATTTCTCCTACTATCTGTGACATTTTTATATTTATTTTGTTATTTCTTGAATATCGTCTTTAAATTCTTTTGTTCTTTTTAAAGCTTCTTTTAGCTTAGCAAATATGCTAATATTAAAAGCTTCTTCAAAGTTCTCTTTCATACTAAGCATCTCAATAAAAATTATTATTATTGCTACCACTTTTGTAAAAAAGAATTCTATACTAAACCAGAGTTTAAAAAACTCTCCTAGTAAAAATTTGTCCATTGTGTATATCAACAATATAGCTGATTGATATAAGACAAACTTAGAGATTATATTACTGGCCCTTCTTGAGGTTAATTTTTCTTTTTTTGTTATGGCCTTAGATACTCCAAAAATTGTATCTAGTGCTATTGCAACTGCTACTGCAATTAGTATTCCTCCTACTGGAGTAAAAAACATTATGAGGGATGTCACAATATAAGCTATGAACTCTTTCATGGTTAAGGCAATGCCCCCAAAATAGTCTTTCATTTTCTATTCTATTATAATGTTGTAGTTTCTTTAATATAAAAAAGGAGGAGTGTTTTGCTCCTCCTTTTTAAAGTTTAATCTATTATTTACTATCTTAGCAAAATTGAACACCACTCGAAGCTGATGCTGTATTTCCACCCATGTTAGTAAACTGTCTGTATTTACCATTATAGCTTACTGTGAATGTAGATCCAATCATAGGTCCTGAGTAGTTACCCCATGATATACCAGCGGTACTATCAAAGTCTCCTCCCATCAAACTAAAGTTTATTACTCCTGAAGGGTAGAAACATACATCGTTTCCTGATCCTTGTGACCAGTTCCCTTGGAATTGTGCACCTGTAGTACTTGTAGTCTGGTTAAAGTTTGTAGTAGTTGTTGTACCTGCAATAACTGGGTAAGCTTCTACTGTAGGTAAACCTGCTGCTGTAGCTAATTGGTTAATTAGTGCTTCAACTCCTTCGTATTTACAAGAATCTACTAAGATGTGGTAATCGATGTTTTCAACAACCTCTCCTGAGAATGATTGAGCAAAACGATTTGTTCTGATTCGGATAGAGTAGTCTACGTATTGTACTGTAGGTTTCAAGTGTGATTCTTGTCCTAATACTAATTTACCGTAGTTATTACCTGCTAATCTTTGACGATTTTCAAAGTATACTCTAGTACGCTCTTCTAAGTCATAGAATTGACCACCTACTGCTTCTGGTTCAGTTGCAATTGAAAGAGCTTTTACATTGAATCTTCCGTTAGATCCCAATTTGAATGACTCTGAAACAAGTCCAGGAGCTGCATTTGCAATAGAGATTCTTGTAGAAGAGTAAACGAATGGTAACTCATCTCTGTATTCTTCTGATCCAGCAAAGATGTTTACTTTACCTTTCAAGTGGATACCCATATTACCCATTCCACTGTATTGTACTGGTGCTGCTTCCCAACTTACGAATTCGTAAGGTGCTGGTGCCTCTGCTAAGAACAAGTCTCTTAAGATTGGTGAACACTCTTCTGAAACGATGTTAGATAATACTGTAGTGGTATAAACTGTTTGACATGCTTGAGATTGCCCTGCACTGATTGCCAATTCTGGGTAAGCTGCTTGAAGTGCTGCTAATTTGCTATCTCCACATTTATCATCTGCCAATTGCAAAGTAAAAGTTTTAGCTACTGCTGTACCAACTTCACCTGCAGTCCATGCAATGTTTGTTACTGTATCTGTACAATCAGGAGATCCTGCACAATCAGAGTCTTGAGAAGACGAGATTTGAGCGAATGATGCTAAAGATGTATTTGATGGTGCCAAGATTACATATTCAGAAACACCTCCAATAAACTCTTCTCTTTTTACTAAGTGAGCTGGGTATTGTGCTTGAACTAATCCTAATGCACTTGCATTACCTGCGTCTTGTACTTTTAACTTAAAGAAAGTGTATGCAGTACCTGTTACAGTTTGTGGGTTTGAGCTATTTACTGGAGTAATATCAATGTACTCAGTAATAGGAACTCCTCCTAATAAAGTTACTTGTTTTAATCTTTCAACACCTTCTTGAACAATTTTCTCCATGTTAACAGATGACATTTGTCCTGGAATAGCGTTTGGTGCTTCTAAGTAAAGTTTTACTGTTACTTTTGCTTCTGGGTAACCTAACATACCAATAGCTTCTCCAGCTAATGTAATGTCGATAACTTCGTTATCTCCAGGTTGTAATGTTAATGCTGTATCCCAGTTGATACCATCATAACCGATAATAAACTCATCTACTGATACTCCTAACTTTGGTGCGTTAACTTTGATGTCAACAATTTCTGAAAGTTTGAAAGGCATAGATGAATATGCTTTGTTAGATTGAGAACGAGTTGGAGTCAAAGGTGCGATACCTAATTTCAATTCGAATAATCTATCTTTTGGAGTTGCTGGAAAAGTGTTTACTACTGCCATACCTAATGCAGATGGAGTAGCTCCTTTATCAACAATACCAAACTGACCTTTTGCTAATCTTGTAGAGTAGCCATTATTCATTACTGAACCTTCGTTAGTAACAAATAAGATTGTTTGTGGTGCGTGACTTGCCATTTTTAATTTTAATTTAGTTAATTATTGTTTTTGTTATTATACTTTTTGTAGTGCTCTTTGCATATCTACTTGATAAGCAGGATCAGAGCTATTACCTTTGAATAAACTTGCAGCCATAGATATTATTCTGTCTACAAATCTATCATCAAATTCTGGATTGTTTTCTTCGTTAAAAGGGCTTTCTGGATCATCCTCTACTATTGTACTAATTTGTACTGGGTATCTGTAGTAAGATAAAAGTAATTCATCGTGTGTGAAGCAGTCTTTGTAAGCGTGTAGGCTATCTGCTGTAATTGTAAACGGTGCCTCTCTAGCTAAGAAGGATGGCTTGTTAAACTCGTCTTGTAGTATTTCGACCTTATTATCATCTTTTAATTCAAAAAGATTTATTTTTTGATCTTTACAAGTACTGTTTGAGCCTTTTGAGTAGGCCGATGAAATATCGAAGTAATTGCTTGGTAGTTTGAATGTATCTGCAAACTCAACAGATTGACTTTTTTGTATCTTGTGGTTAGATACTAAGATTTTTTGGATGTATCTTAATTCATCATTTTTCTTGTTGTCTAAGATGTATTCTACCATCTTATTCTGTGCTTCATTAAATAAGACTACGAATCTACCTCTATCTCCTGCAACATTCGAATTTTCAAAGTTGTCATTAACTTTTATCTGAAACTTTATATAAGCTTGTTCTGTAGTCATTTTTTAAAAAATGGGGGGCTAAACACCCCCCGTATTTAATGTTATTCTAAAAGTGTAGTAAACAACTGTTTCAACTCTTTATCTTCTTTGATTTTTCTAGCGGCATTTTTCCAACCACTTTCAACAAAGACATCGTCTAACCAGATTTCTCCTTTTTTGTTTTTTACTTTACCTTTTAGGTAAAATTCTTTTAATTTAGAGTGGATATAAATCTCTTCTTCACCAGCTTCAGTTTGATATCTTTCAACTGTATCAATAAAGACTTTATCGTTTTGGAATTTGTCCTCTTTAGATTTGATAAAGTTTCCAAATACTGTGTATAGTACTCCATCCTCTGTACCATTATTGGCACTGATTCCTAAGTAGTCTAATACTCTGATTAGTCCTTCTCTATCTGATCCTAATAAGTTGTAGAATAAAGCAGATGCTTTAGCTTGTCTCATCTCTCTTTCAGCCTCTCTAGATACAGAACTGTCTTTGTCGACAATACAGTACATTGAAATAGGTTGTTTAAATTCTGGATGAGATTCCATATGCTTAGGAGTTACTCTTCTGTGGATAAGTAACAAGTATAACCTAAGTAAATCCTCTGCCTTAGCTGTGTCAAATATTTTTCCTCTCTGCAAATCAATTCTAAAAGAATCCCAAAACTGATTATTATTAGCAGTGTGGTCTAAAATATCTACTCCTTTTTCTGCCTCTATGGGCTTAATAATGTTTTCTTTTATAGATCTCAATGCTGCAACTCTTAAGTCTGCAGGTATAGCTCTCATAAAAGATGAAGAAGTTGGGTATAAACCTGTATCCCAAATACCTCTTTCTCTGTCAAATACTGCTCCTGGGAAAGTGTCTACAACTGTATCACTTAATACTTTTGTTGTGTTAAACTCTTTAAAACCATCTGGTGCTGATGTATCTAACTTTTCTTTTATTTCATATAATGTATCTTTCTTGATTTGAAAATCATAGATGTTTAAGATAACATTATCTGTCTCTTTGGGCTTTATTGCCATGTTTCTTAATTTTTGGTTACTTAACTTTTTTCTGTGTTGGGTTGCATTCTTTTGGTTGGTTTGTTCTGCAAAATTACAAATAAATATTGAATCCTACAAATTCGTTAAATTTCTTACCCCACCGATTAAGATGGGGCAAGATTATTTAACTATTTATTAGTTGAAGCCTTTTCTTCCAGCTTCGTCTAACTCGATCATAACGAAACGAGTTAAATCTCTTACGTGAATATCTGCGATGTTAAATGCCCAGAATTCTTGTCCGATTTGTTTCATTGAAGACATGATATCTCCAGCTTTTCTGTAATCGTAACGTCCATTAGTTGTACCCCAGTAGCACATTTCGCCTTGTGGTTTAACTAAATAAATGTTAGCTCCAGAGTTACCACCGTCTACTAAAGTAGCACCTGCTGGTAAAGCTTTGTTGTTAGAGTACATTTGATCTTCAACATCCCAAATAACCATTGAGTAAGCAGTTGGTGATAAGTTTTCTGGGTGGAATCCACCTGCCAAACGATCAACACCTTCCATCATGTTCAATGATGTATCCTCTTCAATTTCAACACTTCCGATTCCAGGAATGAAAACTTTAGTGAAACGAATTGGCACATACTCCAAGTTGAATGGATCATTACCACGAACTGGGTTAGGGATAGTTCTCTCAGTACCTAAGAATGTATTCAATGAAGCATTTTGTGCATTAACTTCGTTAGAGAAGATCTCTAAGATGTTTTGGTATGCGTATTTACCACATTTGAATTTTAAACGTCTTTCAACATCTTGTTTAAATGGGTTGATACGGAATACATATTCTGCAGCTTCTTTCAAGTGATCACGAGTGATTCCACCTGGACGACCATACTTAACAAGTTTTCCACGTCTCAATTGGTGCCATAAACCTTCGTTTAATCTAGCAACTCCATTTGAATCACGAACTGTAGCAGCACGTTGGAATAAAAGTTTTTGTGCAGTCAATCTCTCAAGTTCTCTCATTGTTAAGAACTCCATTGTTGCTCCAATTTTTGCATTTTTCATGTCTGGAACTTTCTTACCACCTTTAGTAACTAAGTTAGTTAAGACAGCGTAGTCATTACCACCAAACTCTGATTGTAATTTGTCTAAATAAGATTTAGATTGAGCATCAGCTCCAGAGAATGATTTAGAGTCAGCCATACCTGTGATGTAAGCTTCAACCCCTGATGCAGATCCTAAACGGAATTCACATCTCATTGTTCCAACTGTATCTGGTAAATCAAAGTGAGAGAAGTTAGTACCTCTTTCTCCTAAGATAGCGTGACCAACTTTAAAGTATTGGATACCTTTTGCCAAGTTAGATGCTAAGAACCAAGTGCTCTTATCGTTATCTGCTAATTTAACAGTGTGCTCAAAACCTTCTCCTACAGCTACAACTGGCTCTTCTCCAGAAACAATAATTTGTTGTCCGTAGTATTTATCGTTAGATAAAACGTCTCCTGTTGTGTAAGCTCTGTTCAATACAATTTTGAAAGTACTTCCGTCAACACCTGGATAAGCTTGAGTTGATGTATCACGAGTTGTGTAGCATCCTTTGTACTCTTCTACAGGAATGTCGTAAGTAAATCCACCGTCCCATCCATTTACTTCTAGGATAGCTTTGTTTTGCAATAATTCTCTAAGAATACCGTAGCTTCTTACAGCTTGTTTTCCCCATAAGTTCATCAAACCTAAGTGATGTTTGTTTGGGTCTTCTTTGTACCATGAGTAAAGTGAAGGTAAGTCTTGTGCACCACCAATAGAAGAAACTGTTTTCTTATCTGTGAACATTATAACTTGGTCTCCATTTACAACGAAAGGAATGTTTTGTTGTGTTACCATTTTTTAATTTAATTTAATTTTTGTTTATTATTGTTAATCGAAATTCAAAGTTTCCAGTGGTGAGATAGGAGCTGTTTCTTCTTTCTTACTTCTCTCTACTCTACTGGTGTCTTGTACGATTCTAATCTTTTTAAGATTATCTAATTGTACATTTTTCTTTACTTCTGAAGTTACTCTTTTTAAATAAGTTTCCTTATCTAACATAAATTGAATAAGTTCTTTTGCTTTTTTAGGATCATTCATCCACTCTTCGTAAATGTCATCTATCTCAAAAGATCCACTTTCTGTTTTCTTAGTTGCAACATCTGCAAATTTTCTAGCTAAGTTTTCAGAAACTCCATCCTGTTTAAGATCTGATAATAATCCTTTTTTGTATTCTTTAATTCTTGCTTGCTCCTTTTCTTGGTTAGCAATAAGTTCTTGCTCTTTGGCTTCTAAATTTTTGTAGAATTGATCTCTTTGATACTGCACAATTTTTTGTGCTTTTACATCTAATGTAAGATCTTTTTTAGAAGACTCTACTAAAGCCTTAGTTTCAGAAGGGCTGTGTCCTAATACTTGTTTATAGTACCAAGCCAATACATCTGCATTGTGATCATCGTTATCTTCATCGTAACCTTGGAAAGGCTCTTCTAATGTCTCTGGGTTTTCAAATAAAGCTTTCGCTAATTCTAAATCCCCATTTTTAACGATGCTGATAAGACGTTTTTTAACTTCGTCTAATCCGTCTACTTCAATGTATTTTGATTTGAACTCTTCGTCTTTCTGATCTTTGATAGCTCTTTCAAGATTTTTGAAAGTTTCTTTGTCTACAGAATCTAACTCAGATAACAACTTCTCAGTTCCATCCTCCGTTTCAATAAGCACGTCTTCCCATTCTCCAGAATCTAATTTGTCTTTAATTATGTCAAAGTATACACTACTTGAATTATCAAAAACTATCTCATCTTTTTTAGGTTCGTCTTTAGCTTTACTCTTAGTCTCAACCTTTTTCTTATCATCTTCCTTATTAGTATCCTCTGTATCTATTGGATCAATATCTACTTCAGCTTCTTCTTCCTCCTCTTCATTAATATTAATGTCGATATCTGGTTCGTTAATTACTTGTTCTCCATCTAAGGAGAAATCGTTCATTTCTAATAATTGTTCAAATGACAGCTCTTGTTGGTTTTGTTCTGTTCTCATTTTCTCTGCAAAATTAATGGTTTTTTTTGGATTGGCAAAATTAGTTAAAATTTGCCTTTTTTATACTTCTGTTGTTAAATTATATTTAATTAGTTAAACAATCTTTAATTCTTGTTTATCTCTGCCACATAACGGTCATTCATCATTTGGCGATCTTTCTGCTCTATTTCCTTAAGCTTCAGCTCTAAGTCTCTACCAATACTTTCGGCTTTTTGTGATGCCTGTTGTTCTTGTAGGGCTAGTTTTCTGCTGTTTGATTCTATGTCGCTATTAGTTTTAACTTCTTTTAACGCCATATCAGCTTGAGCACTAATGTTCTTGAATGATTGTGCATCTGCTTGCTTATCTGCAGCACGGCCTTGAGCTTGAATTTCTTCTCTGAGAATACTAGCCTCTCTATCTTTTTGATTCTGTTCGGCTTTAAAGTTTCTCTCTTTATCCTTATCCATAGCCTCTGCCTGAAGTTTCTTATCAGCAAGTTCTTGTTCGTGTGCTCTTTGTGCTTCAACTTCTTTTTGTTTCTCTGCACGTCCTTTCTTACCAATACTTACAAGCTCTACTATTGTGTCTGCTGAGAATAACTCTGCATAGTCAAGTAAGTCGCTTCCTAAAGTATTCATATTTAATAAGGCTTGTTTCATTGTTTCAAGCTCTCTACGTTTCTTAGGATCATTGACAGGGAATACTCCAATTCTTCTTAGTGGAAAATCTGGATCAGAAAGATGCATAAAAATTTTATCTCCGTCTGAATTAGAGAATACAAAATCAACATCTAGATACTCCTTTTGGCAGTACTGTGCTATTGATAAATGGATCTCCATGGCTTTTCTTCTAGCTACTGCCATTGTGTTAAAAATGTCAGCTGTTTGCATATAAGAAGCTTCTGTACCTTGTTTTACTCCGGTGGCAGTTTCATACACACTTGGTTGTCCTAGCCTCTGAGGAGTTATACCTATTTGCTCTAAAGCCTTTTTTTGGTAGTACTCAGATAATTGAATTCTACTATTTATTTGCTTATCAAATGATATATCTTGGGTCATAAATGTATTCATTTGCCCATTGGCCCCAGCCATGTTCTGCTTAGTTGTATCCAATGGAACAAGTCCTACATCTTTTGCTAGATCTCTAAGTTTCTCTAGTGACTCCTCTATTGTACCATGGTCTTTGTACTCAGACGGTAAAAAGTTTATGTCAAACAAGAAGAACATACCAATCTCTTTCTCCAATAAGTTAAAAATCTGATTTAAACAGATATTATAACCAATTTGGTAAGGTCTTAGTTTCTGTGCTACAGATGATGAAATTACCCCAGCTACCGGAATCTTAACATCAAAGATATTAGATTCTCCACGTATTTGGTAAGGTAACGGTTCTACTGCTAAGTACAAGTTATCTGTTAAATAAGAATTACCAGCATTAATTTTAGTACCTTGCCAGATTTCTGGAACGTAGAATTCGTACATAGTATTAGCTTCAAGATCCTTTTGTATATCTCTCAAAGCTTTAGTTGTAACTTTCTTAATGTTATTCTCTGCTACGAACTCAGGTAAAATGTCATCTGTAACAATAGCTGTATCTTCATAGCCGGCATCTGTAGTGTAGTTTATAAACCACATTCTCTTCCAGCTTCTCCAATAACCCTCTGTTACTTGTAGTAAGTCTCTTCTTACGTTTATATCATCTCTCTGTACTGAGCTATAGCTAAAACCTAAATGGTTATTATTTTGGAAAGGGCTCAACCAGTTTGGTACTCTTTGTTGTCCATCTGGTGTATCAACTAGTACCTCTCCCATAGGTATGTCTAAGGCATCTTGAATTTGAAGACCTAAGTCATAGTTGTAGTAGTTATGAAAAGGAATTGTTTGAACTTGGCCAAACATCCCATTATTCATTGAATTTTTCCAAGATTGTACTTTTGCATCTGCATTGCCGCTTGAGGTCTCTGCATAGTTTGTGTTAAGCCTTTTTATTTCTTGAGGTGTTAACAAGTGTCCGTATCTTTTGATTATGTCTGATGGAGATATATAAAATACTCTACCTACATACTCGCAATCTTGTGGGTTTTCTGCTGTAACATCTTGAGAAAAGAATGTTTCTAGCGGAGACCATCTTTCTGGCTTGTAATAGTCGTATCCAATATAGTAGTTTCTAAAGAATCTACCAGTTATCAAGAAATCTTCCATCTCTTGTTTATCTAGCTTATCCATGTAGAATCTTTGTTGATCTTTTTCTACGACATGCTCCGCCCATTCAGCAGCTTTAGTTTTCCAATCTTTCATCTCCTTTTCTATTTGAGCAGGTGATATAATTTTGGCTTTTTCCTCTTCTAGCTGTTGTAAATATTGTTGTTGTTCTTCTTCTGATTGGAAATCTTGCTTGTTTGGATTTATTCCTACTTTTGCAAGTTCTATCTCTAGTTCTTTTTTGAATGTGTCTAATGCATACTCTCTTACTTTTCCTGATCTTTCTCTTAAGTATTCATTTTGAGAGATATCATCTATAGTATCGATTTTAAAGTCATCTTTTTGCTCTAGCCACTCTCCAACTAATTGTCTGGTTATGATACCAATAAAGTCGTAGTGTTTAACAAACGTAGGTATCCCAACACTGTCTCCTAGATCTCTAACTCTGTCTAAGATTTGGTTGTCTGGCTCATAGTCAGAATAGGCAAGCCTTCCTTCAAGCATTTTATACAAGTCACGAAATTTAACATTTTCGGAAAGCTGTAAAATACCTATGGATTCTAAAGCGTCAAGGCACTTTTTTTTCCATGGTAATTTCTCTTTCTGACTATCGGGTATAGTTTGTGTTGGGAGAGAGTGTGTAGAGGAAACCGATGTCCCTACACCATTGTAAAATGAGTGATATGATGATTCCATTATAGTTTAGTAAGTTCGTTTATTATATATTGTTCTTCTGTTTTTATACACTCTGTGTATCCTTTAAAGTTTAATTTTGGGTTGTATTTAAAAGCATTAAGTGCTTTTAAGGCTTTCTTCTCCATATCATATATTTCTCCTGCATCTCCTCTTATTTCTATTATTTTTGTATAATAATATGGCATATCTTTTTTATTTTTATACCTATTGTCTACTCCATTAATAGTTATACCTAGCTTATAAAATTTTTCATTTCTGTCTTCGCATTTTATTAAATATAATATAGCTTCTCTGCCTCTTGCCTGTAGCATATAGGATCCTCTGCTATACCCTTTGTTTAAATAGCTACAAGCTGGGCATTGTTTACCTCTTAGGTGATTATTTGGGGATTGGAAAAAAATACCATGCTCTTTGCAAATTATTTCTACTTTTTCTTTATTATTAACATAGTTTACTTTTGAGTAGTCATATTTTATACCGTGTTTTTTATAGGCTTTCTCTATAAATGTATTTGAAGTTCCTTTAAATACTTTACAGCATCTTTGACAGCCTTTTCCTAACATATGATCATTTGGCTTTTGCTCAAAATCTCCATGTATGTTACAAGTAATTATAACTTTAGTTTTATTATTTACATACTCTGCTTTAAGATACGTGTACAAGTTGCTATGAATTGCACTTGCCTTATTAATAAACTCTTCTGTTGTGAGTTTTTTCATTGTGTAATTTTAAAACCGCAAAATTAGTTAATTTTTTTGAGAGTGCAAAATTAGTTAAATATTAGTAAAACTTTTTTGCTCTCCCTGATCCACCATAAAGTCTTTGTGCTAGACTTTTTTCAGGTGTTTTTTTGGTATCTTCAGGTTTTTGCTTTCTCATACTAGATGCATTTGGTAACATGTAGTTATTAAATAAGTAAAACTCATACCCAAGACAAGACATAAAGGATGTTATCCTATCCACGTTATTGTCTTTTTTGTACATAATCATCTCATCTAATAATCCTATGTCATTAATCATTTGCACACCAAGTATTGTCTTCTCTTCCCCGTTGTCATCAATTATTGTAAACTCCTGCTTAGCATAGTTCTTTACAAGACCCAATAAAAACTTTTTGTTTTCTGGGCTAGGATTCCAACCATATCTTCTTCTACCATTTGATTGCTGAGTCATATCAGACTTAAAGTCCATAGACTCTACTAACCAAAGGTCAGTTGCTCTTTTTCTATCTAGGTATTCTTTGAATCCCATATCGGCATTCTCCATAAATACTCTGGCATTGAAAGCCTGCATTAATAAAAAGATCTGTCTGTATAGTTTGTTATGTGGGTCAGGTCTAGATGCAACAGAGGCTACAATTCTACCACACCATTTATCCATACCAATATTTACTTTGTATATGTGGAATGATCCAATAGAGTCTGTACCAGATTCTTCTTGCTTATAATCATCAAATCCACCAACGTATAAATACGGAACTGGTTTTTCTCCTGGTAGATCTTCATACAATACTACAGGGGCATCAATAAAGCCTCCTTGATGTGGATATTCCGCAAGCTCTTTATTAGTCATTTCATAGGTGATCTTACCATTACTCTCTTGAATAATAGTAACTTTTTTACCGCCTCCGCCTGATTCTAATAGATAATCTTTGTGTCTTTTTGCCTCTACTGCCGGGAACGGGTTCTCTTCAGATGACATAAAACAATCCTCTGGGTCAATTGGGTACTGAACTCTTCTTTGCTGTTCTAGTAGTTGCCCTTTTGTCCCTCCTATGCTTTTGGCCTCTAATATGGCATCTTTTAAAAGCTTTGTGTTATTCTCCCAGTTTGTTGTATGTATTGTTATCTTGCTTAACTCTTCTGCATCACTTATCCTTAAGAAATCAGAAAATGATTGCTTCTGCTTAACAAATCCTTTTTCATAGGCCATTTGTCCAGGAAAATACGTAGCAAACTTTCTTCTTCTCCAAGTAATATGATCTGGGTCAATGTGGTTCTCTAATAAGTCCCAATCCATGGGTAAAAGATCATAGGCCTCTGGATTAGATAGTACATCTACTGCATCTTTTGATAAGTCTGCCTCCCCTCCAGTACCTGCTAGTACAGTTACACACTTAAACCCAAAGGGTGTTTTAAATGAAGGTAATGCTGCAAGGTATGGTTTTAAAAAGGCATACTTACCTATCTCATCGTAGATAGATACTGATGGTGCAAGACCCGCAGTCTTTTGTGTTTTAGACTTCGCACCTGACTCTAAGTTCTGTACAATTAGTGTAGAAAATATGATAGGATTTGATGCATCCTCTTTTATACCAAATGTTGTTTCTCCATTTTCCCACTCTTGTTTTAAGATATCTATCTGTAATGGCTTATCAATGTAAGTCATAGATGTTTTAATCTTACTTGTCAATGCATTAATATCCGATGAACTACCACCAATTACTGAACCAAATGAGTTAAACTTAGTTATAGTTCTCCAGTGGGCCAAAGATGCTAGGATTACAGATTTACCAAAACGTCTTGTACCATACATTAGTAATGCTTTGGCATAGAAGTTTTCGTTTTCTGGATTTACAGATCTTACTAAATTTTCTGCAAAAAACCATTCGTTATCTCGTAAGTCTGGTTGTGTATTTGGTTCACTACCATCTGCTTGTGGAATTGG